CCGAATGATCAGGAGTTTTTCAAGTTGATTGCTCCAATCGCCACCTTCCTGACAGGAACTCTGTCAGGGATCATGTTAGGTTCTAAATCCACTGGAGATAAAAATGGATCTTCTTAAAACATTCGGCCCCTTGATCGGGTCTGTCGCGCCAACTCTGGCAACAGCATTGGGTGGACCCCTTGCTGGCGTTGCTGTCAAAGCCCTGTCAGAGGTTCTTCTTGGTCATCCCGACGGTAATGACAGTGACATTGCAACGGCCCTGTCAACAGCAACTCCTGAACAGCTTGCTGCTGTCAAGAAGGTGGATGCGGACTTCAAAGTCCAAATGAGAAGCCTTGACATTGATCTGGAACGGATTGCTGTCGATGACAGGAAATCAGCCCGTGACATGCAAAAGGAAACAAAGGACTGGCTCCCCCGGGTGCTTGCCATTGGGGTGACCTTCGGTTTTTTTGGGATACTGCTGTACATTCTGGTTTACGGTCTGCCAGAAAAAGGCGGCGACGTGCTTTTAATGATGTTTGGTACGTTAAGCGCGGCTTGGACCGGAATCATGGCGTTCTTCTTTGGCTCCTCCGCAGGTAGCCAGAAGAAGGATGCAATGATCCATAACTCAACACCGATTGGATAAGGAGATCATGTGGATAGTCTGTTCTTTGCCGACAGAGTTCTAAGGACATTTGCTGACAGAAAAGAGGTTATCAGGGAAGCGATCACAGAGGGCGCGGTTCCTGATTTCGTGGCATACAAGCAGCTTCGTGCAAAGTACGAAGTCTGGGCGGAAGCCGAATACGTAATACGCTCTCTGCTTAAACAGGAAGACAAGGATGAGTAGTTTAATACTGCCAACTCACGTTGCAGAAGCTATGAAGGCCCAGCCTCAGAATGTAGAGGCCCCAAAATCCGCACTGGAAGAAGCCTACGTGGCTTTGGAGGATCGGTACTTAGATCCAACCAAGATCCCCTCCAGTGTATTCGACCGATTACCAAAACCTACAGGATGGCGCATCCTTGTTCTTCCCTATCGTGGCATAGGTAAGACACGGGGCGGTATTCATTTGGCTGATGAGTATGTCGAGAGACAGACCATTGCCACCGTCGTCGGGCTTGTTCTGGCAGTTGGACCAGACGCTTACGGGGACGAAAACAAATTCACCGCAGGTCCGTGGTGCAAGAAGAACGACTGGATTCTATTCGGTCGCTATGCGGGTTCACGCTTCAAGATTGATGGCGGTGAAGTTCGTATCCTAAACGATGATGAGGTCATCGCAACCATCGCTGATCCAGAAGACATCATGAATGTCTAACAGCGCATTAAGGAGTTACCATGTTTGAAGATGATGAAGACATTGAAGTTACCGTTGTAGATGAAGAGTCGTCAGACGATGATACCGAAGAAGTTGAGGTAGAGGTCAAACCGAAACCAAAAGACGACGACGATGACGACCTAGCTGCCCAGAGTGAATCTGTCAGGAAGCGTATTGGTAAGCTGACGTATAAGATCCGTGAAACCGAGCGTCGTGAACAGGCGGCATTGGACTATGCCAAATCTGTCAAGAGCCAGCTTGATGCTATGCAAAAGCGTACATCACTTCTGGATCAGTCGTACACGACAGAAGCTGACACGCGGATCAAGGTCCAAGAGCAGCTTTACAAGGACCAGTATCGGTCTGCTGTTGACACAGGTGACACGGATAAGCAGCTTGAAGCTAACCAGTATCTTGCAAGGCTTGAACTGGAACGCGAAAAGATCCGCAACTACAAGTATCAACAGGAGCAGCAGATTCTTTACGACCAACAGTCTGCACAGCAAGTTGCTGCCCCTCGAAGAGAACCCGTGCCTGACGAGAAGGCCCAGCAGTGGGCGGAGCGTAATGAATGGTTCGGCTCTGACAAGGCCATGACATACACGGCCTACGACACTCACAATGATCTCGTTGCAGAGGGGTACAATCCTTCGAGCGATGCGTACTATCGTGAGTTAGACAAGCGTATTCGGAATGATTTCCCGCATAAATTTGCCAAGGGAACCAAGCCTGTATCCGCTGTCGGAGGTGCGCGGCCCACTGGCGCACAAAAGACAAACAAGGCTGTCAAGGGTGACGACCTTTCCACTTCACAAAAAAAGATTGCCAAAGCACTGGGGCTGAGTTATGAACAGTACGCCCGGCAGGTAAATCTGAAGCAAGCAGAGAGAAACTGATTATGGATCGCTCGAAACGCGAAGATACCGTCCGCTCCAAGACCGTAAAACCTACGACTTGGAAACCACCGTCCTCTTTGGACGCGCCCCCCGCACCGGAGGGTTTTAGGCACCGTTGGCTCCGAATGGAGGCCGCAGGTGTTGATGATCGGAAGAACATGTCCGCACGACTTCGCGAAGGGTTTGAACTCGTTCGCGCCGAAGAATACCCAGATTGGGATCTTCCCACGATTGATAACGGCAAGCATGCTGGTGTCATTGCAGTTGGGGGTCTTGTCTTAGCGCGTATTCCCGTAGATCTGGTAAATCAGCGTACTGCTTATTATAACCGCCAAGCGCAGCAACAGCTTGACGCGGTTGATAACGACCTGATGAGAGATCAACATCCGTCCATGCCGATTATTAAACCTGAACGGCAATCTAGAGTCACTTTCGGCGGCAATCGTGCAGCCGAATAACATAAGGATCTAAGCAATGGCAAATATTGATGCCGCATTCGGGCTTCGCCCGTATCGTATGCTTGGAAGCGGTGCAAATACCAACGGTGATGTTGTATTCAACATTCAGACATCGGCAACTGCTGGAACGTCTTCGGTAATCTATCAGGGTACTCCTGTGATTCCATTGACAAACGGTATGATTGACGTTGTTGGCGCGGCTGCCGGTGGTACTGTTCCAATTCTAGGTGCGTTTCTTGGCTGTAACTATATCGACCTGACAGGTAAACCTAAGTGGTCACCTTTCTGGCCCGGTACGGCTGCGGTCCTTAGTGGTTCTGCGGCTACGGCTATCATTTCTGCACATCCTGATCAGACGTTCCTGATCAACTGCGATGCGGCTGCCGCCGACTCTATCATCCACGCAAATGCTAACTTTGCAACGGCTACCACGGGTTCAACGACCTCTGGTTTGTCCGCAGGTGAGTTGGCAGTTTCAACGGCGACAACTACCAACACTCTCAACCTCCGCATTTTGGGCTTCGAGGATACTCCTGCGAACTCTGATGCAACGGTTGCTGGGCGTCTGGCGATTGTGTTGCTTAACAATCACTTCTACCGTTACAATGCCAATGGCACTGGCGCGGGTATTTAAGGAGTAATGAACCATGGCTATTACTCGTTCACAACTCCTCAAAGAACTGGAGCCGGGTCTTAACGCCCTTTTCGGTTTGGAGTACGACCGTTACGACAATGAGCATTCCGAAATCTTCGACACGGAAAATTCCGACCGTGCATTCGAGGAAGAGGTCATGCTCTCCGGCTTCGGCCAAGCCCCTGTAAAGGGCGAAGGCGCAGCCATCTCGTATGACACCGCTGGTGAAGCCTTCACTGCTCGCTACACCCATGAGACGATTGCTCTTGCATTCGCCATCACGGAAGAGGCAGTGGAAGATAACCTGTATGACAAGCTGTCGGCTCGTTATACCCGCGCTCTTGCACGGTCGATGTCCAACACCAAACAGGTGAAGGCTGCCTCTGTCCTCAACAACGCATTTTCTTCGTCCTATAAAGGCGGCGACGGTGTTTCGTTGATCAACAGCGCACATCCTACAACTGGCGGCGGTAACTTGTCGAACACGCTTGCAACTCAGGCAGATCTTAACGAGACTTCTCTCGAACAGGCTCTGATCGACATTGCAGCGTTCATCGACGAGCGTGGTCTGAAGATTGCCCTCCGTGGCATGAAGCTGATCATCCCATCTGCTCTTCAGTTCACCGCAGAGCGTATCTTGAAGTCGGAACAGCGCGTTGGTACTGCTGATAATGACATCAATGCGATCAAGACGGGTGGTTATATGCCACAGGGCTTCTGTGTTAACCACTTCCTGACCGATCCTGATGCGTTTTTCATCAAGACAGACGCACCAAACGGCATGAAGCACTTTGTCCGTAGCCCGATTAAGACGGCTATGGAAGGTGACTTTGAAACGGGCAACGCTCGTTACAAGGCCCGTGAGCGTTATAGCTTCGGTTGGTCTGATCCTCGCGCCATGTACGGCTCGCAGGGTGCATAAAATCTGTCACTGACAGAAATATGAAAGGGCTGGCCTTGTGTCAGCCCTTTTTTTATTGTAGAGTTTTGCAATCCCTGACTGCCACTGTGGCAGACAACCCAACGACAGGAGATCCTCATGGGTACGACGACATTTTCTGGCCCAATACGCGCTGGCACCATCAAATCTACAACGGGTACAACACTTGGCACCGACGTTAATAACGTTGGTGAAGTTGTTCTTTCCCAACAGGAATCAATTACACAGGCTACCAATGGCGGGTCTGCGGGCGTTTATACGACGTCCATTGTGATCCCAGCGAACAGCACAATCACAAGCATTCAACTTTATGTAACTGCTATTTGGAGTGGTGCAGCTACTACCCTTGGCATCGGCACAACAGCATCGGCAACAGCACTTACGGCGGCTGCGGCAGTTGCGGGTGGTACACTTGGAATCATTGCTGCCACAGCGGGTGCAGATGCAACTCGAATTGGTAACTGGATTACTGTCGGGACGACTGATGTAAAGATCATGATTACATCAACAAACACAGGCACGGGTACTGGTTATCTGGTAGTAAACTACATCCAGCACGGCACCTACGTTCCGTAATGTGATTTGAGGGGTGTCAATATCTGGCACCCCTTCCACTTATTTGAAGGATAGATCACATGGCTGATGCAGTAACTTCACAGATAATTTTTGATGGCACAAGAACCGCCGTCATGAAATTTACTAACATTTCCGATGGAACAGGTGAGTCTGCTGTTCTTAAAGTAGACGTTTCGGCCTTGACTGGTTTTCAAGGGAAAACTTGCACCGGAGTCAACATTGTTACACTAGATGCCATGACGGTTGGCATGGGTGTTGACATCCTTTGGGATGCGTCAACGGACGTTATTTGCTACACTATTGGTGCAGATCAATTTGTCTCGTTCGAGTTTTCAAGGTTTGGTGGGATAACCAATAATGCGGGTAGCGGTAAGACAGGAGACCTCCTGTTTACCACTGTCGGGGCCACTGCTGGAGACAGGTATACGATTGTTCTTGAGATGACAAAGAACTTCTGATGGCAAAGGGCATGGGGATTAAGACATCTGTCAAATCCGGCAACTTCCGTAAAACGAAGTCCGGTGCTGGCATGACAGAAAAAGGTGTCAAAGCATTCCGTCGTGCCAACCCCGGATCGAAGTTAAAGACTGCCGTGACAGAAGACAAGCCCACAGGAGAGCGGGCTAAACGCCGTAAGTCTTACTGTGCCAGATCAGCGGGACAAGCGAAGATGTTCCCGGAAGCTGCAAAAGATCCAAACAGCCGTCTTCGTCAGGCACGTAAAAGATGGAAATGCTGACATGATGGTTGGATTAGAGTTTATCTGGAACATACTTTTAACAATAATCCTCATTCCTACGGCGTGGATTTTGGTGTATCTTAATGGCAGGGTTAACGAATTGTTCCGCCATACCTCAAATACGCGGGAGGACATAGCCCGAAACTATGTCACCCGAGTAGATCTTCATAACGATCTAGACCAACTCATCAAGAGATTTGATCGGATTGAAGAGAAAATAGATCGTTTAGTTGAAAACAGATAGGAGACTACCATGCGTATACGTAATCCAAACATGCCTTCTGGTACGCCCGAAAACGGCATATCAAATCGCCCAAGAACCAATATGCCTCTTGTAAGGAATCCCCCTATGATTAAGCCTATGGGTAAGCCTATGGGTAAGCCCGGAGTTAAAATGGCAATGGGCGGAACTGTACAGGCTCGTCCAAAGGGTTCCTCCCCCCGTCCCGGCGAGAAACCCTTTTCCCCCGGAATGCCTAAACTACCCCGTATTAAAATGGCAATGGGCGGAACTGTGAAGGCTCGTCCTTCTAAGATGACACTTCCTCCCGGAGAGATATCTGGTGGGCCATATCGAGTTCCTCCCAAAGTATCCGGCGGCCCAACTCGTCTTCCCCCCGGAATGAAGCCTCCCAGCGTGAAAAATGGTGGCATGACGACAAAGTTAAAGCCCTCTCAGGGCGGCGGCGATTTTGGCAGCGCGTTGCCGGGATATCGTCCCGGCATGAAAATCAAGGATGGCGGCGGTCGTGGTGTTCCACTTCCTCCCGGAATGAAGCATGGTGGCATGGCTCACGGCACAAAGGCTAAAAAAGGCCGTGGTATGGCGATCATGATTGCTATTGGTAAGCCAAAAGGCCGTGGTAAGTGATATGAAAAAGCCAATTTGGGATAAGACGCGACCAAAGTCTTTGGGCAAGCCAAAGAAAATGTCTCCTGCAAAGAAAGCGTCGGCTAAGGCTTCTGCAAAAAAGGCGGGTCGTCCTTATCCCAACTTGATTGACAACATGAAAGCTGCGAGGACAAAATGAAGTCTCAGAAAAAGATAAGCAAAGTAATGCGCGAGTTCAAGGCTGGGACTTTGAATACGGGCAGTAAGAAGGGTCCAATAGTTAAAAACCCTAAACAGGCCATAGCTATCGCTCTTTCACAGGCAGGTAAAACAAAGCCGCGTAGGTATGCTGATGGTGGTGAAGTCGCTGCCCCCCCTATTGGCACCGCAGATTTATCTGGTGGGGCTTCGCAGCAAACAGCGGGTAATGTCGCGGCGGCACAACCACAGCAGGAAACATCGTCACCGTATTATTCGCCCAATGAGTATGGTAAGTCGGCTACGGGGGCTAACCCTGCTATGGGTGGGCTTAACGTACAGGACCGTATGACAGGTGGTAATGCTATGTCACAGGGGTATGCTAAAGGTGGCATGGTTAAGAAAAAATCTATGGCGATTAAAAAAGGTGGTAGTGTCCTTTGTCGTGGTGGTGGTATGGTAATGCGCTCACGTCCTACCAAGGTATATTAAAATGGCAGTAAGTGGCACCAAAACGTTTGAGTTAGACGTTGCAGAGTACATCGAAGAGGCGTTTGAACGGTGTGGTATAGAAATCCGCACTGGATACGATCAACGAACTGCACGTCGCAGCTTAAACTTGCTGCTTGCTGAATGGGCTAACCGTGGGCTAAATCAGTGGACTATCGAAACTGTAAGTATCACGTTGAGTGCGGGCGTAAACTCGTATACACTTAATGCGTACGATATTGATATCCTTTCCGCTGTTATACGCTCGTCAACTGGGGTAAACACCGCTTCGCAGTCAGACATCACTATTGACCGTATCGGCAGAGATTACTATTTGAGTATTCCTAATAAGCTAACTCAGGCTCGGCCGACGCAATATGTAGTTAATCGTAGCGTTACGCCAACGGTGCAGGTTTGGCCTACTCCTGATCAAACGTACTATTTGGTAGTTGAAAAACTTGTGCGCATGGATGATGCCACAGCAGGTGTTAATACCTTACAAATACCGTTTAGATTTTATCCTTGTTTGGCGGCGGGGTTAGCGTACTACATCGCTATGAAAAAAGCCCCTGACAGAGTAACTTTGCTTAAAGCTGTTTATGATCAAGAATTTGAGCGTGCTGCATCTGAAGATCGCGACAGGGCTTCGTTACAGCTTGTTTCAAGTCGTAACTTTTACAACGTGGTGTAACCAATGGCAAAGTTCGCCGTAGGAAAACAATCACAGGCAATTTGCGACCGCTGTGGTTTTCAATACGATTACCTACAGTTGAAAAAAGAATGGACAGGGTTCAAAACCTGTATTGAGTGTTGGGAAGCCAAGCATCCTCAGTTGGATCCTATCTACCCACCAACTGAGCCACAAGCACTTTATGAACCTCGTCCTGATGTAAAAGAGGTCATGGATGTACCAGTTGGGCCTTTCATTTTCCCATTTATACAAAACGATTTACTACAGGCGATTACGCAGGTAGGTGTTGTTGAAATTCTGGCTACTGAAGATGTATCTGTATCCGCTGAAGGGTCACAGGCACTTGGTGAGTTAACAGACGTTACGGTGGAGATACTCTGATGGGCTGGACATACGCTACGTTGGTGCAAGCCATCAAGGACTATACCGAGTATGACGAAACGACATTCTCGGCGAACATCGACAACTTTATCCAGAGTGCTGAAGAACGCATCTTCTACGCTGTCGATCTTGAAGACTTCAGGAAGAACGCCACTGGCACGATGACTGCCTCAAATAAGTATCTGACAGCCCCAACGGATTTTTTAGCCCCGTTTAGCTTGATTATTACGTCTTCTGGATCAAAGGTTATTTTGTTAAACAAAGATGTAGAGTATCTACAAGAGTATAATCCAACCGAAGCTACTGGTATTCCAAAGTACTATGCTTTGTTTGATAAAGACAACTTTTTGATTGCTCCTGTGCCAAACGCGGCGTTTGCTGCCGAAATCCACTATTACTATAAGCCAGCCAGCATCACTACGGGGGCAACAACTTGGCTTGGCGACAATGCTATTGAAGCAATGTTGTACGGCTCTTTAGTAGAAGCATACACCTTTATGAAAGGTGAACCTGACCTGTTGAATTTATACAACCAACGGTTTATTGAGTCGTTGACTAGGTTGAAAAATTATGGGGAAGGCCGTGAAAATGTGGATGCTTATCGTGATGGTCTTATCAGAGTAAAGGCTAGTTAATGTTTACCCCAGCAATGCAAACCGGAACATTTACAGTTGAGGTAGCTACATCAGACAACGGGGGTCATCCGCCGGAGTTCTGGGCGGAACAGGCGTCGAAGAGGATTGTCGATGTTTCAGCCAACGCGCCGGATGTAATCCGAGGTCAAGCAATAGCATTTCAAAATCAGGTAGAGCAGGTTATACTGCACTACATGAAACGTGCTATACAATGCGATAGATCCACGGTCAGTCATCTGGTGACAGAAGCTGGTCAACCACAATTAGCTGAACTTATAAGGAGGCCGTGATGGCATTTACTGGAAACTTCATGACGACATCGTTCAAGCTGCAACTGATGAGCGGCGTACACGCAATCTCTGCGTCCGCCTCTTCACCTGTTCGAGCAGCGGACACATTCAATCTGGCCTTGTACACATCGTCTGCAACGCTTGACGCCTCGACAACCGCATACTCTGCAACCAATGAAACGACAAACACGTCTGGCTCTGCATATGTGGCGGGAGGCAATACGCTTGCTTCAGGTGCTACGTCCTCGTCAGGCACGACAGCTTTTGCTGACTTTGCCGATTCTACGTGGTCCACAGCGTCATTTACTGCTCGCGGTGCACTGATTTATAATTTTACACAGGGAAATAAATCTGTCGTTGTGTTGGATTTTGGTTCTGACAAAACTGCGTCAGCGGGTACATTCTCTGTTATCTTCCCAACAAACGATGCTTCCAGTGCCATTATTCGCATAGCGTGATGAGCAATGGTAGATGCAGTCGTAGCCTTTGAAGGATGGTCTAGATCCCAAGGATGGGGTCTGGGTGCGTTTGGCACGGGTGCGATTGATATTGGGGTTGCAACCGGACAGGTTGGCTCTCCTTCTGTCACGGCTGACGCTAATGTAAGTCTAACGGGTGTTACTGCCACAAGTGCTGTTGGTACGGTAACTGTCACAGCAGATGCCAATGTCAGTGCCACGGGTGTTGAGGCCACGGGTGCTGTTGGCACGGTAACTGTAACCGCAACCGCTAATGTAGACCTTACGGGTGTTTCTGCTACAGGCAGTGTTGGAACAGCAACTGTCACGGCGGACGCCAATGTCAGTGTCACGGGTGTTGGGGCCACGGGATCTGTTGGAATTGTTGATACTCAGTTTGATGCAAACGTCTTTCCAACGGGTATTGCGGCAACTGGTGAAGTTGGTACGGTTACTGTTGAAAGCGTTAACCTTGTTGATGTCACGGGCGTATCTGCAACGGGGCAGGTTGGCTCAGTAACTGTCACAGCGGGAGCAAATGTTAATGTCACAGGTGTATTTTCTACGGGTTCTGTTGGACAAGTTCTTGTCTGGGGTCAGATTGTTCCTGACCAAACTCCTTCTTGGGTGGAAATTGGTCCGTCTCAAACTCCTGCATGGAATGGAGTTACTCCGGGACAAGTTCCTGCGTGGGTAACGATTGCACCAAATCAAGTTCCGGGGTATAGTCCCATCACACCATCTCAGTCTCCAAACTGGACTCAGATAGCCGCCTAGAGGTTTTTGGCATGACAAGTACGTACTCAACTAATCTTAAACTTACTTTGATGGGTACTGGCGATCAGTCCGGTACGTGGGGTGACACGACCAATACGAACCTCGGTACGTTGGTTGAAGAGGCTATCGCTGGTTACACCACACAGGCACTTACGGGCGGCGGTCCTACGGCACTTACGATTCCTGATGGTGCAACATCGGTCGGGCGTAACTACGTTATTGAGTTTACGGGTACACCAACTGGTTCGTTAGCGGCTGACCCACATGTAGTTACCGTTCCTAATTCTGTAGATAAACCATATGTGTTTTTTAATAACACAACGAGTGCTTTCTCGGGGACAGGTTCAATTTCCGGCACCACGTTAACTGTGACAATAGCCTCGTCTGGCACGATCCGAATTGGAATGGTTATTACCGGAACGAGCGTTCTTTCTGGAACAACGATCTCTGCATTTGATGGTTCAGGCACAGGTAGCACTGGTACATATAGCGTTAACCTCCCTCAAGTTGTGTCCTCAACAGCGATCACTGGAGTTGGGATTTCGTTAAGCATAAAAACCGTTTCCGGTACGGGCATTACGTTGGAGGTTGGTAAAAAAGCCAGTGTGTATGCAAACAGCACCAACATAGTTGAAATTGCCAATGCTCCTGTGACAGAAGCTGGTACACAGACGCTGACAAGCAAGACCCTTGCTGCCACAACAGCGATTGCAGATTTCACGATGTCTGGCACGGGCCAGATCAAGGTTCCAGCAAGTACGACAGCTAACCGCAGTGCTTCACCTGCCTCCGGTATGTTTCGGTTTAACACCGATAACGTCAAGTTCGAGGGATACAATGGCACGGCTTGGGGTACGGTCGGTGGTGGTGCCACGGGTGGCGGTACTGACGAAATCTTTATTGAAAACGGTCAGACCGTGACATCCAATTACACGATTACCGCCAGCAAAAACGCCGGAACATTTGGACCAATCACCGTGAACAGCAGCGTCACGGTCACCGTTCCGTCTGGCAGCACATGGAGTATTGTCTAATGCCTGTAGCACTTAATGGATCGACATCTGGATCGGTTACGATAACCGCCCCTGCTGTTGCCGGAACCAACACTCTTACGCTACCTGCCGTGACTGACACGCTTGTAGGTCTAGCCGCTACCCAGACGCTAACAAATAAGACTATTCAAGGTGGGGCTATCACATCTGCTACGGCACAGGCACAACCTGCATCACCTGCGGTTGCAAGTGTTGATTTTACTAGCATTCCGTCTTGGGTAAAGCGTGTTACGGTAATGTTAAACAATGTAAGCACAAACGGCGTATCTCCACCCTTAATTCAAATTGGTTCTGGTAGTGTTACATCAAGCGGGTATTTAGGTGTTGCTGTATCAATGGCTACTGCTGCGGGTATTACCGGGTCAAATGCTACAACAGGATTTCAAATTTCATCCATACTTGCGGCAAATGTTATTCATGGAATTATGACAATAAACCTTGTTGATAGCGCAACATTCAATTACACCGCGTCATTTTCTGGTGGATGCACAAGCCCTGTAAATGCTTTAGTTTCTAGTGGCTCTGTAACTTTGACCGGACTTTTAGATAGAGTACGGATAACTACAGTTGGCGGCGCAAACACATTTGACGCTGGAACTATCAACATCTTGTACGAGTGAGGAATCCATGACTGTAACCATAAGCGGAACCACAGGTATAGCTGGTGTTAATGGCTCTGCTGCTACTCCAGCAGTGCAGGGTGCTGATACCAACACGGGGGTGTTCTACGGCACAGATATCGTAGCTGTCTCGACGGGTGGCACTGAGAGGATGCGTGTTAATGCGTCTGGTCAGGCAGAGTTCACGGCAGGGACTGCGGCTCTTCCAGCGATTGCTACTACAGGCAACACCAATACGGGTATCTTTTTTCCTGCCGCAGATACCATTGCCTTTGCTGAGGGCGGTGCGGAGTCTATGCGGATTGACTCTAACGCTAATCTGCTTATCGGGAAAACATCAGTACTCAACACTGTTGCAGGTTCTCTGATTAGTTCTGGTGCAGCTGCACTTGTAACAAATTCAGCGTCTCCCGCTGACGGCCCGTCTTTGCAACTTGTTAATATTAATGCTTCTGTGGTTAATGGATATCGGTTTGCATCTTTTAGGGTTGGAGCCGCAGCAACAGAACTTGGCACAATCACAAAAACTGGTGCTACTACCGTTGCTTACAACACATCTTCTGACTACCGCCTAAAAGAAAACGTCCAGCCAATGCAAAATGCACTGGCAGTAATTAGTGCATTAAAGCCGTCAACCTATAATTGGATAGGGCATAGTGAATCTGGCGAGGGGTTTATTGCCCATGAGTTGCAAGAGATTGTCCCCATTGCTGTGACTGGTGTTAAAGACGCAGTCAATGAGGATGGTAGCATCAAAGCACAAGGCGTAGATTACTCCAAGATCGTTGTGTATCTTGTCGCCGCCATCCAAGAGCAACAGGCCATGATCACCGCTCTAACAAACCGTATCACCGCGCTGGAGGCCACGCCATGAGTACCGTAAAAGCTACCAACTTTCAGAACGCCTCATCTGCTACCGCCAACATGGTAACAGATGCCAGTGGCAATGTGT